ACAACTTGACCCATACACGCAACAACTGATGAACCAGTTAAATATGGTCAATCAGGAAGTTTCAAGCATTAAAGGTCGGTTTGCCCAAGAGGAAAACCAACGCTTAATGGGTGAAATTGAAAGAGTAAGAAGTGATGTGGAGAAGTTTCCACATTTTGATGCGGTAAGGGAAGAAATGGCTCAACTACTTGAGCTAGGGAAAGCCCAAAACCTAGAAACGGCCTACAAGAAAGCCGTGCGTATGAATGATGATGTTTGGGAATTGGAACAGGAACGACTCCTTAATACAGCCAAACAAGCGTCAAACAAAGCACAGCAAGTAGCGAAGGCTAAGGCTGCTGCGGTTAGTCCGAAGTCCACTACTCCTAGTGGTAAGGTGACAGACCCAGGAGATAAAAAGGATAGGCGGTCTTTAATTGCTGAACAATTAGGTGAGGCAATGAGTCGCAGGGTTTAACTAGCCAATTTTGGCACATTTTTTTAAGGATATATCATGGCATTCGCTAACTCAGCAATTACCGATATTATCGCTACAACGATTCAAAGTCGTAGCGGTGAACTCGCAGATAACTTAACACAAAACAACGCTATTCTTCAGCGCTTGAACCAGAAGGGCAATATTCGCCCATTCTCAGGCGGTAATGTGATTTTGGAAGAAATCATGTATGAAGACAGCACAACTAACAACGCTAACTCTTATAGCGGATATGAAGTATTAAACATTGCACCAGATAGCCCTATTTCTGCTGCTCAATTTAAGATTGCACAGTACGCAGATAGCGTAACAATGTCTGGTCTTGAAATGTTGCAAAACTCAAGCAAAGAAGCAATCATTGACCTTTTAGATGGTCGTATGCAAGTTTCCGAAGCTCGCTTGTTAAACCGCATTTCTGGTGACTTGTATGGTGATGGTACTGGTAACGGTGGTAAGAATTTGGATGGTTTGGGCGCTGCTGTTGCTGCTTCCCCAACTTCAGGTACTTACGGTGGTATTAACCGTGCTACTTGGACTTTCTGGCAAAACCAAATTACCTCTGGCGCTACTGCTTCAACAACCATTCTTGCTGCTATGACTAATGCTGCTATTAAGCAGATTCGTGGTACTGACAAGGCTGACTTGATTGTTGCTGGTAACACTTTGTATTCCTACTATGTAGGCGCATTGCAAGCTATTCAGCGTATTGCTGCTGAAGAGTCTGGCGCTGCTGGTTTTGCTTCATTGAAGTTCTACGGTGGTGGTACATCTGCTGATGTGGTATTAGGTGGTGGTTATGGCGCACAAGAAACAGCAACATATATGTATTTCTTGAACACCAACTACATTTTCCTACGCCCACACAAAGAGCGTAACTTTGTACCTATTGGTGGTGAGCGTCAAGCAATTAACCAAGATGCGATTGTAAAATTGTATGGTTGGGCTGGTAACTTGACTACTTCTAACTCCTTCCTACAAGGACTCTTGACAGGTAGTTAATGGATAGGGGGAAACCCCTATTTATACCGTCTAATTAATTAATAAAGGATATATATCATGGCATTTTCAACACTCCCTATCGTAGGTGTAGACCTCGTAGACACACAAACTGTTGCAGAACAAGCAACTACATCTGGTTTAGTAACATTTGGCCCATTAGGCGCAGAAACATTTGCTTCTGATGGTAAGCGTTATGTATGGGCAAAAGCTGGCGAAACTATTGCAGCTTCAACAGCTACTTGCTCTATTAACACTACGACTTTCGTAGCAACTGGTTCTGCTGGTACTTATACTGGCCCAACCGTAGCTATGGGTTCAGGTGATTACGGCTGGTTTAGCAAGGCTTCAGTCTAAAAATTGAAGATGTAGTAAAAACTGGGACTTCCTCACAAGGGGAGTCCCTTTTATTTTTTATAACCCCCTAACCACTTAGGAGAATTAAAAATGGCTATTGATAGCGATGTACAAGGTGCAGATGCACGACTAGCAGTCCAATTCTATAAAAAAAGCGTTAAGCAAGACATTGCCTCTGATGAAGCTGGCAGACCAATTTTTAAAGAATTTGATTTTGTAAAGATTATGATTCCTGGCGATAATTTGACAGAAATTGACACATACGCCCAAAATTCTCATAAACAACGCTTTCCTCGTCAATGGGCACACTACCAAAACCAAATGGGTAGCCACGAAGATGTTATTGGTACTCCAATAGACCAATGGCCTCAAGTTACTCGTAGTCAAGCTGATGAATTGCGTGGGCTTAAATTCCACACAGTAGAGTCTATTGCTGACTGCTCTGACCAGCAACTGCAACGAATTGGCATGGTAGCTGGAATGTCACCGCATAATTTCCGCTTAAAAGCCAAGGCTTTCTTAAATTTAGCTAATAATTCAGCCGAAGTAGCACAAAGAGAAGCAGAAATGCAAGCACTCCGAGCAGAAAATGATAAAATTAAGGCTGAAACAGATGCGAAGCTGACTGCTATGCAAGAACAAATGTCAGCGCTACTTGCTGCTGTTGCGGAAAAAACTCCCAAAACACGCAAAACAAAAGTAGCCGAGGCTTAATATGTCCCAAACAATGCTCCAAATGGTGCAACAAACAGCAGCAGAGCTTAATTTAGCTGTGCCGTCTTATGTTGTAGGCAATACTTCTCAAGATGTAACTCAAATTCTAGCGTTGATGAATGGCGCTGGTTATGACCTTCTTAAAGAGTATGATTGGCAAGCATTGCAGGTACAGTACCGTTTCTATACACAATCTTTAACCGCCAACGCCACAACTGTCAATGGTTCGTATAACTTGACTTTTGAGGCTGGCACAGATTTAAGCGTTGTTACAAGCCAATGGCAATTAACAGGCTACAACATCCCTCAAGACACTTATGTAGTAAATGCAAATAACACTACTAAAGTTGTTGTAATGAGCCAAATGGCTAGTGGTAGTGGCACACAGTCAGTAGTTTGCGCCCAAACTGCCTATGACCTTCCTGACGACTTTGAAACCATTACAGACCGCACTCAATGGGATAAGTCGAAACATTGGGAAATGTTAGGGCCTGAAGATGCTCAACAATGGCAATGGTTAAAGTCTGGTTATATTTCAACTGGGCCACGAGTACGCTGGCGTATTCTTGACAACCAATTTCAAATTTGGCCCGTAATGAATACGAATGAGTATTTAGGTTGGGAATACCGTAGTAAAGGTTGGGCAAGAAGTGTTGATGGCACGGTAAAAAATAGTTTTACTGCCGACTCAGACACCACTGTTTATGATGACCGTTTAATGGTTTTGTTTACTAAAATGAAATATTGGGGCATTAAAGGTTTTGACACAACAACTGTTTCTCAAGACTACCAGCGTGTACTGACTATTGTTAAAGCCAATGACAAAGGTGCGCCTAACCTTAGTTTTGCGCCATACCCAAGTAAAGTCCTTATTGGTTACGCTAATATTCCTGACACTGGCTATGGCTCATAATGCTATTACAACGCCCAAAACAAAATACTGCTAAAACAGCCTCAGTACCAGCGCCTATAGGTGGTTGGAATGGTAGGGACTCTCTTGCAAATATGAGTCCTACTGACGCTGTGCAAATGATTAATTGGTATCCTACGCCTACTGATGTCACTATGCGTAAAGGTTATACCGTAGTTTCTACAGGAATTACAGGTAAAGTTAATTCTTTAATGAATTACACAAAAACTTCTGGTTACCAGCTTTTTGCTGCTGCTGGTACTAAAATATATGACGCTAAACCTGCTACAGCAGTAGAATATTTTTCAGGTTTAACAAGCGACAAATTTCAGCACGTTAATATGACTAATACTGCTGGGCATTTTTTGGTTGCTTGTAATGGTTCTGACCCAACCATGATTTATGATGGTACGCAATGGTTTAAAGTAGCTACAACTTCAACTGCCGCCACAATTAGCACAATTACCCATGTAGGCGCTGTAGCAACTTTAACTACTGCTACGGCTCATGGTCTAATAACAGGCAATAGAGTTACTATTTCTGGCGCTACAGCAAATGATTATAACGGTACTTTTGTTATTACTAGGACTGGTGCTAATACTTTTACCTACACAATGCTTTCAACACCTGCGGCTAATGCCACAGTAGTAGGCACTTATACAGTTATTGGTATTACAGGCGTAGATTCAAGCAATTTTATTAATGTTAATTTGTTTAAAAACCGTTTATATTTTACGGAAAAAAATACATTAACTTGTTGGTATTTACCAGTAGACTCTATTGGTGGCGTTGCTTCACCACTTTATTTTGGAAGCATTGCACGAAATGCTGGCTATTTGCAAGCAATGGGTACTTGGACATTAGACGCTGGTCAAGGCGCAGACGACTACGCTGTGTTTGTAACCAGTATGGGTGAAGTTATTGTTTATAACGGTACAGACCCTTCTTCTGCAACTACATGGGCTTTAAAAGGTGTTTGGCAAATAGGTCAAACTTTTAACCGTAGATGCTTTTTTAAGTGGGCTGGCGACCTTTTATTGCTAACTCAAGACGGTTTAGTACCCCTTGCTTCTGCATTACAGTCTAGTCGTTTAGACCCTAGAATAAACCTTACTGACAAAATTTATTACCCTATTAGCCAAGCAGCAACTAATTTCTATGTTAATTTTGGTTGGCAAATTAATTACTTTGCTTCTGAAAATATGCTTATATTGTCTATTCCTACAGATAATGGAATGGAGCAGTATGTAATGCACACCATTACAAAAGCATGGGCTAGGTTTACAGGTATTGAAGCCTATTGTTGGGAAGTAAGCGGTGACGCTGATATGCACTTTGGCGGCAATGGTTATGTAGCTACTTTTTATACTGCAAACTCAGACAACAACACTAATATTACTGCTGCGGTGCAACAAGCATATTCTTATTTTGACAGCCCAGGGCAAAACAAACGCTTTACTATGGTAAGGCCTATTTTGCAGTCTTCAGGTGGTACACCAGCCGTTTTATGCGGTTTGAGTGTGGATTTTCAACCTATTGATAATTTAGGAGCAGTTTCATTTAACCCCGTTACTCAAACTACTTCTACATGGGATACCGCAAAATGGGATGATAACATTTGGGGTGGTGGTTTAATTACTTCTCTTATATGGCAAGGAGTAACTGGTATTGGTTATGCTGGCTCTATTAACTTAA